GTGGTGCATACTTACCACCGCCGGTGGTAAATTGCAGCTTGGTACTGCAAGATATGATCTGCGGGGTGTTACCCGGTTTGTCTGCCGTGGATATGGAACAGGATATTTCGCAAGTGCATTATTCCGATTTGCAACTCGCGACTGTAGCCACACAGTTGAAATTGGACAAGACTGCGATTATACCTCCTCGGGTAGCGCGCGGTTACAAGTCAGCGGTGGTTGGTAGTGTACCGATGAACAAACCGCAGACGTTGAAGGAGAACCTGTTGGCGTTGCTTAAGAGGAATCTAAATGAACCCTACTTGGAGACGCCGCATGACTTTGGTGAAATTGCCAAGTTGACCTTTTCACGGTTCTTTAGGGATATGTGTGTGCCTGAGGTGTTGGAACGGTTGGAGGAATTTAGGAAGAATCCTGTGACGCTCAATCGTAGTAACGCGCCTGGTTGGGTTGCCACTATTGATGATGCGTCTATCGAAGCTCTCAAAGAGTTAGACCTTGACATTTACGCACATGATTTGGGACTTCATTCTACTATGGTTAAGAGTGTGCCGAAGCCGAAGTGCGATACGTCCCCGATTACTCAGGTTGGTGCTCTACAGACGATTGTAAATCACCCTAGGCACGTTAACGCAGCGGCAAGCCCGGTGTTTAGGACTATACGTGATCGCTTTCTGTCGATTCTGAAACCGAATGTTTTGATTAACATGAAGAAGAATCCTGAACAGATCCAAGAGTTCTTGAACAAGTACGACTCGTGCGAAGAAGGAGGTTACTATGTGGAGAATGACTTTAGTCAGTATGACAAGTCTCAGCAGTGGACAGCGTTGAGGTTGGAGTGGATCTTGTACAAGATGCTCGGTGTCCCACCAGACTTCTTAGATCGGTGGAGAGGTGGGCAAACTGGAAAGAAAATCAGTGGTAACATGGGTATAGCGATATTCTGTATGCTACAGAGGAGTTCTGGAGACGCGACCACCACGTTGGGAAATTGTGCGGTCAATATATTGTCTATATCTGCTGTGTACGATGTACGGACTTTCGTATACTTGATGATTGTGGGTGATGACAGTGTGTTCAAGTTGTGGAGACGGTTAACTGAGCAAGACGTGCATTCAGAAATGGCTATGAAGTTCAACTTGGCTGCTAAGATGATACAAGGCGTACATGGGTACTTTTGTTCAGCTTTTATTGTGAAGGCACCAGCGGGAGTGAAACTTATGCCAGATCCAATCAAACGCGCTATGACTCTTGGGAAGATGATCCCTGGTACGGACGAGAGTGCGTTGGAAGTGAGGTTCGAGTCGTTGAAGACAGACCTTATCACGTATCAAGATGCTAGATTTCATCCGGCTCTGGCGAACGCGGTCTATTCTAGATACTGCACTGCGAAGGGTGGCAGTGGTATTGCGCGTTTTAAACACGGTTTGGAAGCGTTAGCTCAGATTGCAAGA